CACATGAAACCTTAAATTCTTCAAACATTTCACTTTGAATTTTTACACTTGTTAGTGTCATATCTTTTTTACTCATAACATTAATTTTTTAATCATATACTTGTTGTATATAAATATATCATATTTTTAGGAAAATGTACCTTTATCACAAAGTTCTTTTGAGTTATTAAAAGGACAATAAGTACAATTTTTATTAGGATTTTTAATCATAGGATCAGTTTTACGTGTTCCATCTTTATTCATAGTTTTTTCAAGAAACTCGTTTATAGCATTAACTGCTTTATTAAGTTTTATTTTGCCAGCAGCTGGGGCATAAGTTTGTATTCTATTATTGGGGTAATCAGGGTGGTTATGAAGTTTACGTTTTACAATAAAATATTCTATTTCAATATTATCTATTGGGAAATTAAATTGTTCAGCAAAGAATTTTTTATATAGAATCAATTGCATCATTTTCACCTCGTCTGCTTTTTCTTTATCTTTCCATCCTCTAGTAGACGTTTTAATATCGATTATTTTTATTTTATTTGAAAGTTCATTGTATAATACAACGTCTATATACCCCTTATATAGTATGTTTTTATAAGCGGAATTAAACGCAATTAAAATAGGAACTTCTATACCTACTAACCACCAATTACGTTTACTAAAGTATCCTTTTTTCTTCTTTTTAAACCATTCTAAAATAGCTTTTCCATCTTCAAAAAACTCTCTTAATTCTAACGAACTAGAAAAATGTTGTTTTTTGTTTTGCTCATAATCTTTTTTATAGTTTTCCCTTAATCTATTTTCAAAATATTCTTCTAGATTAATTCTATCAGCTTCAGCAACACTTTCATTATACATTACATCTAAGTAGTGTTGTATAGTTTCGTGCATTGAAGTCCCAAATGTCATATGAATGGATACTTCAGATTGATAGTGCCCATCCCTATACATTAATGCCCATTTGTGTGGGCATTGTTGGAATGTAGAAAATTGGCTAAATGAAATTTGTTTTTGATAAGCGTGGTTAAGGCTAGCAGGAACAAATTTTTTAACCTCTTTTACTATTTGTGGTATTTTATTTGCCACTTAAAGTTTGTTTTAATTTTTCTACAAATTGTTTTTTCTTCCAAATATATCCATTAGCAGTATTATATTTCCCATGTATACAACATCTAATACTCTCATGTAATGCTCTATTTTTACCAGCAGCCTCAGCTATACTAGAATATTCTTTAATAAAATTTCCGTTTAAATCAAACTGCATAATAGCTATATTAGTTTTTCTATTATGTGGTTTTCTAGGGATTCCTTTTAAATTCCAAGTTATTTTTCTATTTTTTAATTTTTCGCTTGCTTTTAAATTTCTACTTTCCCAGTCCATAATTCTTTTTTTTAAAGCTATTGATTTTTTTTGTCTAGTTTCTAAACTATCTTTTTTCCCTTTAACTATATTAGAATATTTTATTTTAAGAAGTTCGTATGTTCTAGATGAAATTTTATATCGTTGATGTGGTTTTTTATTTTTGTTAATAGACATTAACCATAAAGCTTTAATTAATTTAACATTTTGGGGGCACATCTCATGAAGCAACATATGACACAAAAAATGTTCACGGGCGGTTAATTCAACTATATTTTTTCTATCATTATTTCCTCCTAAACATTTAGGAATAACATGATGTTTTTCTTTATAACCTTCTAGCATTCGATTTTTAGCTCTTTCTATTATTTGGTTGTATATTTTTTGATAATCCATATTTATGAGTGTTTAATCCAATCATAAATATTAAAAAAGTCTTATTTTTTATCAATTAAAGTTTGTCTAAGTTTTTGGCAATACAAAATCCCATCCATTAGCTCCTCTTCAAAATGAGTAATCCAGTCTACTACTGATAAATCGGTCCTATCTAAATCAGTTCCGTACTTGTTTTTACCAAATTTAGCTCTAGAAACAAATTTATCTACAATTGTATCTACAATAGAATCTGTTACTTCTATTTCTCTAGTTTTATTTTGACTCATATCCCAATTTATTTAAAATTTCTTGTATACCTTTGTTTCCTAGAATATAAGTATATTCTTCTGCTTCTCCAAGGGAACATTCATAGTATTTGCTAATTTGTTCTACTATATCTTTTGATGGGCTTTTTTTAGTTGATTTAATATATTTTTGAAAAAATTGTTTTTTAGGAATTAACTCGCAATATATTTTATAATACTTTTCCTTTTCAGTATATGGGATATTTTGAACATAATTTACTAATTCAATATAATCTTTTGACATACTCAAAAAACGAGATATCATATAGGGGTTAAATGATTCCCATTCCTCATTGCTGAATTTAGAGGAAGGAGATTTAGTATATGTAATCTCCTTCAACCAATCAAATATAGTAAATGACTTATTTTGTTGCGTCTTCTTTGTCATATAACTCTTGGAATTCTTCTCTAAGTTCCTTAGGTAATAACTCAATTAGTATTTTACCTGTTTTAACATCAAAAAATACAGGTACGGGGATAACACCATCTTCAGCAGTACCCGCAATAAATTTGGATACTTTTCGCAAAATAACGCCCTCTTGAAACACCATATTACCTTCGGGTGATTTAATGGGGGTTGTAGTTTTAATGTCAATGTTAAGTTGTTGTTGTGGTTGTTTACTCATTTTGTTTTAATTTATAGGTTCGTATTCAATTGTTTGTACTTCTCGACAGAAATATAATATACCGTCTTTTCTAAATGTGTGAGAACATAACCAAATATCTCTTAATTCATTAACCATTTCACTAGGTAGTGTTTTTGGTTCTTGAATTGTTCTGTATATTTGATAATAATTGTTATTTGCTTCTATCAGTTGCCCTAGATTCATTAAATTTTCGTTTAACTTGTTCCGAAATTGGTATAGGTCCTCCTTCGTCGTCTATTCTAACAAATGTCATAGATGTAGTTAATATAATAACTTCTTCTTCTTTAAACACATTGTACGACCTAACTTCAACATCAAATGTAGCTGATGTATTCCCTATATTGTTTAATTGGCTGTATATTTTAAGTAATGAACCTTCTTTAGCTGATTTTTTAAAAATGCATTTGTCAATAGCTATTGTAACCATATTTTTAGAATGGCATACTTCCATAGCGTAAGCAGCTACAGCAGCATCTACCCAAGATAATAGTTTACCTCCAAATAGGTTCCCGTGAAAACCTAAATCCATTTTTTTAATAGGGTGTGTAGCTAATAGTTTCATTTTATATCAATTAGTTTAGCTATTAAACTCATAGCATTTATTTCTTTGTCTATACGAAAATTAGCTTGATAGGAATGTTCGTTGATATAAATTGCTACACTACCCTCTCTATTAGGGGCATAAACAGAAGCATTATCATATAAGTACCTAAATAATTCTTCAAAATCATTTACACCTGAGTCTGCTATAATTTGTCTAATAACTTTCCAATCAGGCTTAGATTGTTTCAATTCTTCAACTACAGCAGCGGTATAATTAGAAGATACTAGTACTGATGGGTCTAATCTAATTTCACTCTCATGAGTAGATAATTGAAGTGTGTTAAGCATTTTACGTAAATCCGGATAATAATGATTTACTACTGTTTTAATATCATCAACAGTATAAAGTATATTTTCTGTATCTAATATTTTAGCTAAATGCTTTGCTATATCTTTTTTAGATGGGGGCTCAATCTTTAGAGTTTGGCAACGAGATTGAATTGGATCTATAATACGTTCAATATAATTACAAGTAAGTATAAAGCGTGTAGTACGAGAATAAGTCTCAATTACATTACGTAACGCTGCTTGCCCCTGAATTGTAATAAAATCGGCTTCGTCTAATATAACTACTTTTAATGGTTTGAAAGAGGCTGTACTAGCGAAACCAGATACTTTATCCCTAATAGTATCAATACCACGTTCATCACTACTATTGATGTAAAGATAGTCACAGTCCAAGTTATTAACAATAAGCTTAGCAAGAGTAGTTTTACCACAGCCCGCACCACCATAAAATAAAAAGTTTTGAATATCATTTTGTTCTAGATATTTTTTAATAGTAGCTTTAATATGTTCATTACCTACATACTCATCTAGTGTTCTAGAACGATACTTTTCAACTAGTAATGTATGTTCTCTATTCATAATCTCCATACAAATCGAATTTTTTAGGTTGTGGTTTAGGTATTTCTATTTCTTGGGTTGTTATAATATAACAAATTCCATTCATAGGTTCAAGCCTAAATGCTGTAGGTTTATGAGTTGCTGAAACGTAATATGCGTTTAATACCTCTGTTAAGGAGGAGTATACTTGGTTATTAGTTAATAATGTCCAAGTATCTCCTTTACCCTTAACTCGGTGGGCAATTTCAACTAGTTTTTCAACTTGTTGGGTTTCCATTAGTACATCCCTCCCATTAGACTATTAGAATCGTCTTTCTTTTCATCTTTGGGATCATCTACTACTACACATTCAGTTAATAGAATAGTACCTGCTACTGAAGCCGCATTTTCTAGGGCAACACGAGTTACTTTAGCTGGGTCAATAATTCCTGCTTCTTTCATGTTAACAATAGTTTCAGTTTTAAGATTGAAACCATCCCACACTTGAGTAACATCTAGTTGGTTTAGGATGCCATAGCATTCAGCTTCTGTATAACCAGCATTGGTTAAAATAGTTGTAAATGGTTTAGAACAAGCAT